ACAGGACAGTGACGAACGAGCAACAAGCGTTGCTGGAGATGCCGCTCTGGCTGGTAATCGTCCTGGCATTGCTGGGCGGCCTCAGCGGCGAAATGTGGCGGGCCGACAAAGCGGGGGCCACCGGCTGGTCGCTGTTGCGGCGGTTGGTGTTGCGGTCCGGGGCCTGCGTGGTCTGCGGGGTGTCGACGGTCATGCTGCTGTATGCCGGCGGCCTGTCGATCTGGGCAGCCAGCGCGTTGGGTTGCCTGACTGCGGTGGGCGGGGCCGATGTTGCCATGCGCCTGTACGAACGCTGGGCGATCAGACGGCTGGGGCTGCGCGACAGCGCCCCAGGCGACGAGCGATAAGGAGGATAGGCATGAGCGAACTGGCCATTTTACAGACGGCAGTGACCGCAACCATTCGTGAGGCGATGCCGCAGCTGGCATCTGTCGATGCTTACACAGCGGTAGGCTATGCACCTGAGCGGCCAGCCTTGCGCCATGGCATCGTGCGCATGACGGCCGATGCGGCGCCGCGTGATGGGCGTTCGGTACTGATCGCCACCTTCGAGGCAGACATCACTGCCGACAGCGCCAACCCCGAAGCCCGCCTGCAGGGCAGCCTGCTGGCCGCGCAACTGATGGACCTGTTGCGCCAGCAGCACTGGGCGCTGGATTTCGTCGAAGCCACCCGCAATGTCCAGGCGCAATTCGACGGCAGCGCCTGGACGGTGCGCTGGGACCAGCCGGTGCTGCTCGGCGAGCCGCGTTGGCAGTGGCCAGACCAGCCGCCAGGATCCCTGATGCTGGGCTTTGCTCCGGCTATCGGACCGGGTAATGAGGGCAGTTACCACGCGCCGGAGGACCTGGCATGAGTTACGTCAGCGCAATGCATGACCGCATGCTGGCGTGCCTGCTGATCCCCTGCCGGGTGGTCGCGGTGGACCTTGCTGCGGCCAGGGTGCGGGTTTCCGATGGCAGTGGCTGGACCAGCGCCTGGCTGCGCTGGCATGCGTTGGCCGCAGGCAAGGCCCGGCATTGGCGAGCACCGAGCCTGGGCGAGCAGGGCGTGTTGCTGTGCCCCAGTGGTGAACCGGCCCAGGGCACCTTCATCCCTGGCCTTTATGGCAATGCCGGCAGCGCGGCGGACAACCGTGACCATGTCGAGATCTGGCGTTTCGACGATGGTGGCTCGCTCAGCTACGACTGGCAGGCCAGCCATTACGACATCCAATTGCCCGGCGGCAGCGCCACCATCACAGTCGGCGCCAGCACGGTGCAGGTCAGCGACGGTGCGATCAGTTTGCAGGCGGCGGCAATCAAGCTCACCGGCAACGTAGCCGTTGATGGCCCGTTGCAAGTCAGCGGCGATATCTATGGCGGCGGGCGGGTCATCGACACCGCCGGCAACACGGCCAACCACAAACACTGAACCAGGCCCGCCCATGCGGGCTTTTTCATACCTGGAGAATGCCATGCAAACCTATGAACGGGGCGCGGCCAGCGGAGGTGCGCCATGATCGGCATGGACCGCCGCACCGGCCAGCCACTGGCCGGCATCGATCACCTGCGCCAGTCTATCGAAGACATCCTCACCACACCGCTGGGCAGCCGCCGCATGCGCCCCGAATACGGCAGTCAGTTGCGGCGTTTCGTCGACCTGCCGGTCAACGAAGGCTGGAAAAGCGCTGTGCAGGCTGAGGTGGCCCGCGCACTGGGCCGCTGGGAACCGCGTCTGCAACTGGAGCGGGTAAAGGTCGTGGGCGTGCTCGACGGCCAGGTCAGCCTGGCCCTGAGCGGCCGTTACCTGGGCGACGATGCCCTGGTGGAGGTGAGCGCATGAGCCAGGTCGACCTGTCGAAACTGCCCGCCCCGCAACTGCTCGAAGACCTCGACTACGAGGCGCTTTACCAGGCCGACCTGGACACCTTCCGCGAGTACCTGGGCGACGGCTGGACCGCCAACCTGGAAAGCGACCCGGTGACCAAGCTGCTGGAGGTCGGCGCCTACCGCAAGCTGCTCAATCGCGCCCGCATCAACGATGCGGCCAAGGCGCTGCTGCTGGGCTATGCCGAAGGCAGCGACCTCGACCAGCTGGCCGCCAATGTCAGCCTCCAACGCCTGGTGATCCAGGCCGAGGACCTGACCAGCGTGCCGCCCACCGAGGCCCTGCTCGAAGCCGACGACGCCCTGCGCGAGCGGGTGCAACTGGTCTACGAAGGCCTGACCACCGCCGGCCCGCGCAACAGTTACATTCTGCATGCCCGCAACGCTTCGGGGCAGGTGGCTGACGCCACCGCCGAAAGCCCGTCGCCGGCAGTGGTGGATGTGACCGTGCTGAGCCTGGAAGGCAACGGCGCAGCCAGCACGGCGTTGCTCGCTGAAGTGGCCAGCTACCTCAATGACGATGATATCCGCCCTGTCGCCGACCGGCTCAACGTGCGCAGTGCCATGGTGCTGCCGTACCGCATAGACGCCGTGCTGTTCATGGCCGACAGCGGCCCTGAATACGAGGCGATCCTTGCCGAGTGCCAGCGCCGCCTCGAGGCCTGGATCAACCCCCGACGACGCCTGGGCGTGGAGGTCTCACGTTCGGGTATCGATGCTCAATTGCATATCGACGGCGTCAGCCGGGTTGAGCTGAGCAACTGGGCCGACATCCGCCCGAGCAAGGCGCAGGCGGCCTGGTGCACCGGTTTCACGCTCAAGCGAGGAGGCTGACATGCATAGCCTCTTGCCGCTCAACCGCACACCGTTGGAGCGAGCCATCGAAGCCGCCGCCGACGAAGACCTCAAGGTCAGCCTGCGCCAGCTCTACAACCCGGACACCTGCCCATCGCACCTGCTTTATCAACTGGCCTGGGCGTGGTCGGTGGACCGCTGGGAAGACAACTGGAGCGATGCGATCAAGCGTTCGGTGATCCGCTCGGCGTTCTTCGTCCACGCCCACAAAGGCACCCTCGGCGCACTGCGGCGGGTGGTGGAGCCGTTCGGTTACCTGATCGAAGTGGAGGAGTGGTGGCAAACCACACCGCCTGCGCCGGCCGGCACCTTCGCCTTGAAGATTGGCGTTTCCGATGCCGGCATCAGCGAAAGCACCTACCAGGAACTGTCGTCGCTGATCGACGACGCCCGGCCGGTCAGCCGCCACCTGAGCGGCCTAGTCATCAGCCTGGACAGCCAGGGCACCGTGCATTTCGGCTGCGCGATCCAGGACGGTGACGAGCTCGACATCTACCCGCCGGCGCCGCGTGACATCGAGGTCATCGGTGCCATTGGCCGTGGTGGCCGCGAACACACAATCGATACCTTGGACATTGCATATGGTTGACCAGACTTCTCAGTTCTACGCCATCCTCACCAACGTGGGCGCGGCGAAACAAGCCAACGCGGATGCCTTGGGCATTGCGTGGAAAATCACCCAGATGGGCATCGGTGATGCCAACGGCACCGATCCGATGCCCAATGCCACCCAGACCAGCCTGATCAGCGAGTGGCGCCGTGCGCCGTTGAACCAGCTGAAGGTGGACGACAAGAACAGCGCGATCATCGTCGCCGAGCAGGTCATCCCTGCGGATGTCGGCGGCAAGTGGATCCGCGAAATCGCGTTGTACGATGCCGATGGCGACATGGTCGCCGTAGCCAATTGCGCGCCCACCTACAAACCGCTGCTCAGCCAGGGCTCGGGGCGTACCCAGGTGGTGCGGATGAACCTGGTGGTCAGCAGCGCCAGTAATGTGCAGCTGAAGATCGACCCGGCCGTGGTTCTGGCGACCCGTGAGTGGGTGACCGAAGAGTTGGCGCGGCAGGATTTCAAGCATTCGGTGATGGCGGCCACCACGGCAAACATCAGCTTGAGTGGGTTACAGACGATTGACGGGGTGGTGCTGACTGCTGGTGCGCGGGTGCTGGTGAAGAACCAGACCGCCGTCAAGGACAACGGCCTCTATCAAGCTGCGGCAGGTGCCTGGAGCCGTAGCAGCGATGCCGATACCGACGCCAAGGTCACGCCAGGTTTGCTTGTGCTGGTGGAGAAGGGCACCGTCAATGGTGACAGCGGCTGGCAACTGGTTACTGATGGGCCAGTCACATTGGGCGTTAGTGCCCAGGTCTATGAAATGGCCTTTGGTCGAAGCGGCGTGACCGCGGGTACTTACCGCAGTGTGACAACCGACAAGTACGGCCGAATAACCGCTGCTACTAACCCCACTACGGTAGCGGGATATGGTTTGACGGATGTTTATACCAAGGCTCAGGTAGACAGCACGTTGACCCTCAAGGCGCCTTTGGCCAACCCCTCACTTACTGGGACCCCAACTGCGCCGACTGCGGCGGATTTCAATAATACTAATCAGTTGGCAACGACTGCATGGGTACAGAACCGAGGACTGCAGTACTCGAGTATAACCCAGCGTTCGGCCGCGGGTACGTTGGCCGGCGCGGCGGCGCACATTGGTGGGATTGTTCATTTCTGGGGCAATTATGTCATGGGGTATGTACTACCTAATAGCGCAAGCGTGAACGTCGCCGTTG